ACAAAAGAATCGAAAGGAAGGAGCTGCTATCGCATTAAATTGCTGATTAAGCGCTGTATGCCACTTGTTGTCTGCAAAGAAACTTCGTTCGTCATATACACAAGTAGCACAACCGAGCATCTTACACCCATTTTCAAGCTCGTCCTTCTCTTCTCTTTTAGCCGATCTTTGCCAGAACTCTTCCACGCACAAAGATATTACTATGGCCGGCTACTATTTGACAACTTTTCTCGTTCTTTTGTTTTTATTCTCCCATTCATCTTCATTCCCCACATACGATGGGAGAGTCGAGGGAAATTTTACCTCGACATTTCCAATGCTGCCGCCCTTGTCAAATGGGGATGGTGGCTCGGACATTTCCCCCGTCTCCGTTTTAATGGAGACATTATATGTGTCGATCAGCGACGAACCACCAGTCGCTCCACTTACGAACTATACTTATGGCGCTTTGTTGGGTGCCGTAAGCTCGAAGTTTGTGTTCGACACAATAGCGCTATGCAACGAGGCGCAAGAGATTTGGGTAACGCTATTCAGATCTTTTTGCGACAATACAGTGAATGGATTGAAGTGGGCGATCGAGAAGTTAATTCTCTCGCTAGTGTCCATATGGTCATGGCTAGTATACCAAGCCATTCTCTGTATTCTGAGTTGCGCCGTCAACTACGCACCAGTTTTAATAACACTGGTCTTGTGCGGAGTTTGCACGCGCTATCTATTCCTCGCAGTTATTTGGATGTATGGTATTCAAGTAACTTGCCTCTTGTCATTCCTGAGGATCATATCGAAGGTTCTGCGATTCAGAAGGCCCTCAGGCTTTAAAAATGAGAAGAGTGTAGAGGGATTCACTGAAATTACGTTTGAGCAATCTCCTCCTGGAAAATCTGTATTACTTTTGGAGGAAAGGCGTAATGGTGAAAAGCGACACGTTGGCTACGCGTTCGCGGGGAAATTGTATAATGGTGAAGTTGGCCTCTTCACAGTCGCACACAACTTGGAATCGTGCGACAATTTATGGGTCCTTTCAGAGAGAACCAAGAATTCTCTGAAACTCAAACAATTTCAACCAATTGTTTTGAGTAAAAGCGCAGACCTGGCAATATTGCGCGGACCCGTAAACTGGGAAGCCCTCCTTGGGTGTAAAGGAGGAATATATACCACTAGCAATAGACTCGCTGTTAGTGGTTGTACATGGTTTGACTATACCGAATCATGGCGTTCTCACTCAGCCAAGGTAGTGGGGACAGATGGGGATTTGGTGCGCGTTCTTAGCAATACGCGCCCTGGACATTCAGGCACGCCATACTTCAATGGAAAATCGTGCCTTGGGCTACACAAGGGTTATCGCTTGGCTGGTGATAACAATAATTGTATGGTTCCAATTCCCCCCATCCCAGGGTATACCACCCCAGACTATAAATTCGAGACTTCAGCACCGCAAGGGCTTTTGTTTGACTCGAAAACAATTGCACGTCTGGAAAAACAAGCTATGGAAATGGTTCGCCATAGTGGTGGTGTGTGGGACTTCGATGATGCTTTCGCTGTGGTAAGCAGTGACTACGTTGGTGAGACTACTCTCCCAAAACCGGATGTAGACGAAAGCAACAAAATTCCGAAGGACCACCAGAGTTTTCTGCGAGATTATGGCACTGTACTGACAAAACACTTTGGACAGTATCAATCACCAGACAGTGCCGTCGATTTGAATTTACTCTTCCCTGGAGTTAAGCCCGAACAAGCCCAACAAAAGAAAAGTTCGGGAAACGAGTCAGCCGTGCCGGCGGCAAAAATACCGGCATCCGTCGAACCATCCATCCATTCGAGCGCAAAAGACGATACGAAGCAAACCGAGCTCATGGATGCGCTTATTGGGCGGATCAACTTCGAGAAAATCGAAGAACGGGTAGTCGACAAAATAGCGAGTTTGTCGATGAGACGACCCAAGACACGAGGTCGTCGTGGCGGAAAGAAGAGGCGCGAAACATCCGGGAACACTTCGCCTCCCGCTACCAATGGAATATACCTTCCCCCACACCGGAGGTCGAAGGATTCCAAGCCTGCGGTACCTTTGCATACAGGTACCACTGCAAGCAGCTCCAGGAAAGCGACTGGGGCCGTTTCCTCACCGGGCAGTATCCCGCGTTGGGTGAGGAAACCCGAGGCTTCGGCTGGCCTGAAAAAGGCGCAGCAGCCGAACTCAAAAGCTTGAAACTGCAGGCTTCTCGCTGGCGCGAGCGAGCAAATCGCGCCGAAATCCCCACAGGGAGTGCCAGGCAAAACGTGATCGAACAAACGGTGCGCGCTTATAGCGCGGTTGCTAACACAGATACACCACTTTGTGTTCGATCCGGACAGCTTGTATGGAGCGACTTCATAGAAGATTTTAAACAAGCTGTTTCGACACTAGAGCTCGATGCTGGTGTCGGCATACCATATGTCGAATTTGGAAAGCCGACCCATCGAGGATGGATTGAGGACTCGTACTTAGCACCGATTCTCGCTCAACTCACTTTTGACCGATTACAGAAGATGTCAGAAGTGAATTTAGCAGAACTCACATCGGCTGAGTCTCTCGTCCAACTTGGCTTGTGCGATCCAATACGCACATTTGTGAAAGGAGAACCTCACAAACAAGCCAAACTTGATGAAGGACGCTACCGCCTCATCATGAGTGTGTCTCTAGTGGATCAGATGGTAGCACGGGTTTTGTTCCAACAGCAAAACAAAAGGGAAATAGCTTTGTGGAGGGCTATCCCGTCAAAACCCGGATTTGGTGTCTCCTCAGACGAGCAAGTGGCAGAGTTTATCTCCTTGCTCGCACAATCCGTTGGTAAAACGCCCATTGAAACCGTGGGTGAGTGGAAGAAATATATAATTCCAACCGATTGTTCAGGTTTCGATTGGTCTGTCGCGGAGTGGATGTTGGACGATGATATGGAGGTACGCAATCGTTTAACAGCCAACAATAACGGTCTACTCCGAAAATTGCGAGCCGTATGGCTGCAATGCATTAAGCAATCTGTCCTTTGCTTAAGCGATGGATCTCTCTTAGCGCAAAGGATCCCTGGAATACAGAAGTCGGGATCCTATAACACATCAAGCTCCAACTCGAGAATTCGAGTGATGTGTGCGCTACACTGTGGGGCTCCATGGGCAATTGCCATGGGGGATGACGCTTTGGAAGGCGTCGGCAGCGACCTAGCGCTGTACCACAAACTAGGATTAAAAGTCGAGGTGTCTCCAAAATTGGAGTTCTGTTCTCATCTGTTTGAGTCTGAGACACTCGCCTTGCCGGTGAATATCAACAAAATGCTCTGGAAGTTGATCTATGGATACAACCCGGCAAGTGGCAACCTTGAGGTAATTAGTAATTACCTCGCAGCTTGTGCTTCCGTTATGCACGAGATGCGACATCTCCCTGACAAGGTTGACATTATCAAGAGGTGGCTGGTTGCTCCGATACAGCCACAAAATTAACCAAGGGAGTTTGAACCAGCGAACAATTCAGTTGCGAGATTCGAGGTTTCAGTCTGAATCATAGGCCATCAAAATTACACGCTGATAGCGGGGATCTTTATCGGTTTTACAGTGTCCATCCCGCTAGTTTCACTTGGCCTATACTTCTTCTACCTAAAGATATCTGCCCACGTTCGCGAAATAGTGAATGAATACGGCAGGTCGTAAGGGACGTCGTGGTAATGGAAAAAGACGTTTTAACAACGTTACACGACAACAACGGACGATTCAACCTGTCGTTGTTGTCACGCCAAATGGGCAACCACGAGGACGGAATAGAGGACGACGTAATAGATTACGGAATCGAGGAAATCGAGGGCGAACTGCCCGAGGGTCTGTGCAAAGCGAGACTTTTGTCTTTAACAAGGACGACCTCAAAGGCAGTTCCCATGGAACAATCAAGTTCGGGCCGAATCTATCAGAAAGCGTCGCACTGTCAGCAGGAGTGCTTAAAGCCTACCATGAGTATAAAATCGTCATGGTCAACATACGCTTCGTCAGTGAATCCTCTTCCACAGCGCAAGGGTCAATCGCTTATGAATTGGACCCCCACTGCAAACTTGATGCGCTTAAGTCCACTCTCCGAAAATTCCCCATCACCAAAGGTGGGCAAGCAACGTTCCGTGCTTCGGAGATTAATGGGGAAAAATGGCACGACACGACAGTAGATCAATTTCGCCTACTCTATAAGGGTAATGGCGCTGCGAGTGAAACCGCAGGATTTTTCCAGATCCGGTTTACTGTTCAATTACACAACCCCAAATAGGTAGAAGCGTCGTCACCAAATCCTGGTTCGACACCTCCCCCTCCTCCACCTCCTCCACCATGTCCAAAACGTGTTTGGTTTGGATTTGGTGGACCCGTTTATTTCCAGAGATTTTCGCGTAATATCTCTGAGAGCACCGCCCTCAAGGCCGAACCAGAGCCTTGGGATTGTACATATTGGGATGAAGATAGTTGTATAGCTGAAAAACTTGCTGTGCGTTATACTATCTATGATGCTGAGACGATCCAACTTGTGATTGACATCCCAGTGAAGCGAGGTGTTTATTACTTCCTTCTTTATTGTGTCGGTGCTAATACAGTTTCAGGTAACGTAGACTCCACTGTGGTAGGTGATGAGTTCCTGGGGCTGCAAACGGGTAGATTAGGGGATCAATGGGTTTTCGAACCAGGCTCGGGAAATCGTTACACAGAAGAGGCTGTGTTGCGACACTCGGTTTCGACTACTGGACAACTTACAATTGCAGATGCAACTATGCGCGAGGGTGACCTTGCTAGTTGTAACCTTTCAACGAAGGGTCGGTTGGAAGTGATGGATGAAGAATTCGTCCACATATATTTGCCAGTATATAGGAGAAACCAAGCGTACAACTTCACAAAATCGTACGCTGTCTGGGATTGGTTCCGTTGGAAAGCCGGAACAATCTTCATGGAGTTAGACCGAGATGACGACGGATTAAGACGAAGGCCATTATTTGGACAAGCCTTCGCACAACCACCATCGATAGATAGAGCAGCCATTCCCCGCGATATGGTGGTTGAAAATGAAGAAAGAAAACTTCTAGAAACTCAGCCAGAGATTGAATCTGGTTTATCAGTTACAAAGACTGATTCCGATGATATTCAACGTATCGTCGAGAAAGTGGATTGTGGGCTCTCTTTAGAGCCGTGGGAACAGTACGAATACGATAAGTACATTTATGACCTCCCACATTCTCCTAACAAAGACCCTTCCCCACCAGAGGTAGAATCTGCCTCTGAAACACCACCACTCAGCCCCTTGGATTCAACGACTTACTTCCCAGGCTATACACGTGGTGATGTTGCCGCCGCCACCATAATGGCTGGTGGCAACGTGCACGACGGTCGAGAGATGCTTGCCGAACGCGACCGCAAGATCCGTCGATTGCAAGACGCTAGGAAAATTTTTGATTTTCCAAAATCTCGTTTCACTCCATCTTTAGGTGGAGGTAGTCTCACGGGTGGATCTTTAAAACGAGATTCGCTAAGCCTTCAGTTGCAATCGTTGTCAACAACTGATAGGCGACAATATGAAACGATTAAGCGTCAAAGGGGTAAAACTGCAGCAACGCAGTGGTTAGAAGATTTGCTTTCCAAATCCACTTGACTTTATGGATTGGTGTTCCATAATTTAATTACCGAGATGACTAGGTGTTCGGTCGTCTTGAGCCACCAAGTCAAGAACACAACGAAAACTCAATGAGTGAGTAGGCATGAAATGCCTTTCTAAGGGAGAGCGGACGATGGTTGACTACCGGAGAGTCCTCCCTTGGGAAGTCGTGT